TTCTGACAACGCTACTGATTTAGCTGCTGGAACTTTTGACGGTACTGGTAACTTGGACATTGGTTTTGGTACTAACGAGCATGACCCAATAGACGTTATGGCTAGAATGGCAAGACTATTAGACGAGCAAAATGTTCCTGAAGAAGGAAGATGGTTCGTTGCTGGTCCTGACTTCTACGAAGTTCTAGGTCAAGCTTCTTCTAAATTGTTATCTGTAGACTTCAACGCAGGTCAAGGTTCAATTAGAAATGGTTTAGTATCTAGTGGAAAACTAAGAGGATTTGATATGTACAAATCTAACAACATTGCCTCAACATCTAATGCTGCTGGTAAATGTATGGGTGGTCATATTAGTTCTACTGCAACTGCTAACACAATCCTTTCAACAGAAGTCCTAAGAGACCCAAGTTCTTTTGGCGACATCGTGAGAGGTCTTCATGTCTATGGAGCAAAAGTTCTTAGACCTGAAGCATTAGTAAGTGCTTTCTACGGTATTGATTAATAGTAATCATTTGGGGGAGTCTTAGGACTCCTCCTTTTTTAAAAGGATAAACATGGATAAATACGAACAACAAGAAACAGGTAATCCAAAGCCTAGTGGGAATATTTCTTATTACAAATCTTTAAAAGAAAAAGAAGAAATGTGTAAAGATATGGCTGGTTATAACGAAAGTTTAAGACCGGGTTACTATAACGAAAAAAATAAAGTGGAGAAATAAAAATGGCAAAATTAAAAAAAGCTGTAAAAGCTATAGGAGTTATAGCAAATCCTAAAGCTGCTGTTGCAGATGCTGTAATAAAAAATGTAATGGGTCCGAAAGGTCAAGCTAGAAGAGCAAAAAGAAGAGCTAAAAGAGCTGCAAGAAAAGCTAGTGGTATGGGTGGAAGAATGACATATGACCATGGTGGGGAAGTAATGCCTACAGCTAAACCTAATTAAAAATGAAGGTTAAAGCACCTAAAGGCTATCATTGGATGAAGCAAAAAAATGGTAGCTTTAAATTAATGAAACATAAAGGAAAGTTTGTGCCACACAAAGGTGCAAGTTTAATGGCAAACTTTGCAATACAAAAGGTACATAAAAAATAATGGCTACAACATATTTAGATTTAACTAACGAAGTTCTTAGAGAACTAAACGAAATACCCTTAACATCAGCAAACTTTGCAAGTGCAGTAGGTTTGCAAAAATTTGTTAAAGATGCAGTTAATAAATCTATATTTGATATAGCTAATCAAGAACCACAATTACCATTTTTTAGTGCTGGAGTAAGTGGAGGTACAGACCCTTTTTATGGAAATGTAACTGTTGCTAGTGTAGCAGGACAAAGATGGTATACATTAAAAGCTGATAGTTCTAGTATAACTACAGATTATGGTTCAATAGACTGGGATGATTTTTACCTTACTACAATTAATGTAAGCGGAGAATCAGAACCTTATGTTTCAAAAGGTTTAAAATTTTTGACATTAGCTGATTGGAAAAGATATCGTAGAGATAGTGAAAATTCAGATGATGCCAAAGGTTCAAATGCTGCTCATGGCGAACCTATATATGTAATTAAATCTCCTGATAATAGAAAATTTGGATTAAGTCCAATACCTGATAAAGTTTATAATGTACATTTTTATGCATTTACAAGACCAACAGCTTTAGATGCTCATGGAGATACAATGGCTTTACCAGAACAATATAGTAATATTGTAACTGCAAGAACTAGATACTATGTATGGCAGTTTAAAGAAAGTCCACAACAAGCAATGATGGCATTAGATGATTACAAAAAAGGAATGAAATATATGAAATCTAATCTTATGAATCCAGCTCCTAAATATATGACAGATGATAGGACATACTTTTAATGGCTAGAAGTCAACCATTTACAGTAGCATGTGAAGGAGGATTAGTATCTGCATCTAATCAAATTGATTTATTGCGTAGACCCGGAGTAGCTACTGAATTAGAAAATTTTGAAGTTTCTATAGAAGGTGGATATAGAAGAATTAATGGATTTACAAAATTTGGTGGAAGTAGTGCTGTACAACCAACAGGAGGTTCTACTACAATATTAGGAGTATTTCCGTATGCAGATGGAGTAATTGTTACTGCTGGTACAAATATTTATTTTAGTAATACAGGAACAAGTTGGGTACAAATAAATAGAAGTTCTGTTTCAAGTAGTGGAGACAACTATTCAACTTTTACAGGTAGAAGTACATTAACTAGAACTTCACAAGGACAATGTCAATTTGCATTGTTTGAAGGTGCTACGCACAATTATGGTCAAGTTATTATATCTGATGGTGTAAATAAACCTTATTTATTTAGAATGGAAGGCACGGGTGCTATTACTGATAGAACATTTTTTGCAGAAGAAATAACTGTAACAGGAACAAAAGGTGTTAAATATGTTACAGTACATGACAAACATTTAATAGCTGCAGGTGTTGAAGATAATTTAAGTACAATATTTTATAGTGCTACATTAGACCCTACAAGTTTTAGTGGCACTGGTTCAGGTTCTATAGTATTAGAAGACCAAATCGAAGGAATTAAAGGATTTCGTAATGAATTATTTATATTTTGTACTAATAGTATATTTAAACTAATAAACATAAATGATTCAAGTAATGTAGCTATAGTTCCAGTTACAAAAAATGTTGGTTGTTTAAGTGGTTATAGTATTCAAGAAATTGGTGGTGATTTATTATTTTTAGCACCAGATGGAATAAGAACAGTTGCTGGTACTGCAAGAATTGGAGATATTGAGTTAGGTACAGTTAGTAAAGCCATACAACCAGAGTTAAATGTACTAGCACAAAATATTGATGATTTTAGAATTACAAGTATAGTAATTAGAGAAAAATCACAATATAGATTATTTTATACTAATCTTAGTGCAGCAGCATCAGCTCAAAAAGGAATAATAGGAACATTAAGACAAAATGGATTTGAATGGTCTGAAACAAAAGGATTAGAAATTACAGAAATAGGTTCTGGTTTTGATTCAAATGGTATAGAAAAATATTATCATGGTAATAATACAGGTTATGTATATGTACATGATTCAGGAAATGACTTTGATGGTACTGCAATTTTAGCAAGATATGCTACTCCAAATTATGATTATGGAGATTTAGGAACTTTAAAAACTTTACATTATGTAAGAGTTTCTGCTTCAGCTGAAGGAGTAGTAGAACCAGATATACAAGTTAGGTTTGATTATGGTAGTACAGATATACCTCAACCACCAGATTTATTTGATTTAGGAACAATAAATCCACCCTCAGAATTTAATAGTGCTGTATTTGGCACAAATGTATTTGGAGGAACTGCTTCTCCAATGATAAGAGTTCCATTACAAGGAAGTGGAACAAGCAACAATTTTACTGTGATTTCAAATGATACGAAATCACCATATAAAATAAATGGTTTATATGTAGATTATATACCTTCAGGTAGGAGATAAAAACAATGGCAGGTTATATTAGACAAAGTACTTTTTCAGATGGCGATACTATTACTGCTGCGTTATTTAACAACGAATACAATCAGTTAGTTAATGCATTTCATAATAGCACAGGACATAAACACGATGGTACGACAGCAGAAGGACCAGTAATAGGAGTTATTGGTGATGCAGGAGAAACTTCTCCAAACAACAAAGTTTTAATAGATACATCAAATAATTATATAGAATTTTATGTAGAAGTATCAAGTAGTTCAGTACAACAACTTTATATAGCTGATGGAGCTATTGTTCCTGTTACTGATAATGATATTGATTTAGGTACTAGCTCACTTGAATTTAAAGATTTATATATAGATGGTACAGCTTATGTAGATGCTATAAACTTTAATGGTACAGCAATTACATCAACTGCTGCTGAACTAAACATATTAGATGGAGTGACATCCACAGCAGCCGAGCTTAATATTCTTGATGGAGTAACATCTACAGCAGCAGAACTTAATATACTTGATGGAGTTACTGCAACCACAGCAGAACTAAACATAATGGATGGTGTAACATCTACAACAGCCGAATTAAACATATTAGATGGTAAAGCTTTTCTTGATGAAGATGATATGTCTTCTGATAGTGCTACAGGTATTGCTTCTCAACAATCTATTAAAGCTTATGTAGATTCACAAGTTACAGCACAAGATTTAGATGCTACTACAGATAGTGGTACAATAGCAATAGACTTAGATAGTGAAACATTAACTATTGCAGGTGGAGAAGGTATTGATACTTCTGCTTCAAGTAATACAATTACTATTGCTGGTGAAGATGCAACAACAAGTAATAAAGGTGTTGCTTCATTTAACTCAGATGACTTTACAGTTTCTAGTGGAGCTGTAAGTTTAGCAACAACTTCAACTGCTGCAGAATTAAATATATTAGATGGTGCTACAGTAACTACTGCAGAACTTAATATTCTTGATGGAGTTACATCAACTGCTGCAGAGCTTAACTTACTTGATGGTGTTACATCAACTACTGCAGAACTTAATATTCTTGATGGAGTCACATCAACTACAGCTGAGTTAAATATATTAGATGGTGTCACAGCGACTGCTGCAGAAATAAATGTTTTAGATGGTGTTACAAGTACCACAGCAGAATTAAATATTCTTGATGGTGTTACAGCTAGTGCAACAGATATAAATCTTATAGATGGAATAACAAACGGAACAGTAATAGCAAGTAAAGCTATTATAACAGATGCAAACAAAGATATTACTGGTGGTAGAAATATTACTATTAGTGGAGAATTAGATGCAGGGTCACTTGACATATCAGGTGATGCAGATATTGATGGAACATTAGAAGCTGATGCAATTACTATTAATGGAGTTACACTAGCAGAAACAATTAGTGATACTGTAGGAGCTATGGTAACTTCTAATACAGAAACAGGAATTACAGTTACTTATGATGATAGTGATAATACACTAGACTTTGTTATTGGTACACTCAATCAAGATACAACAGGTACAGCAGCTACAGTTACAACAGCAGCACAACCAAATATAACAAGTCTTGGAACTCTTACAACACTTACAGTAGATGATATTACTATTGATGGTTCTACTATTTCTGATGGTGGTGCATTAGATATAACAAGTGGTGCAGACTTTACTATAGATTCTGCTGCTGATATTACATTAGACGCAGGTGGTGGAGATTGGAGATATAAAGATGATGGAACAACTATTGCTACATGGTCTAATGTTTCTGGAACTTATCAAGTAAAAGTAAATACACAAGATGCAGATTTTAAAATTATTGGAGATGATGGCGGTTCTGAAGTAACAGCTTTAACCCTTGATATGTCAGAA